CTCAAGGGGGTACTCCATTTATTTTTTAAATGTTCATATACTGCAAAAGGTAGAGTGCAATTCTTGTACTTGCAGTCTACCTTTATATATTAACTCTAGCTATTTAGTTGATTATACACTACTAATTAGTAACATTTACAAGTGGGTAAAGTGAATACATTATTTTTCGTTCTCTAATAACTTTATTGTATGTTTCAATTGAAATATTCTTTCCTTTAATATACACAATCAAGTCATTTAGAATTTTCTTTGATGTTTCATTTAAATCCCACGAATGTGTACCAATGATGATCCAGTCGCCATTATTTAACCCTAAATCAATATAATATTTATAATAATCAAAATTATGGTCGTTATCAATAAATATTCGTCGTAAATCATATTCACCATGACCAAATAAATGGTTACTTGTATTATCATTTTTACCAATCATGGACGGGCACCATTTGCTTACCATCTGTTGTATTGGCTCACTGTTTGCTCCACCAGGCGAAACAACATGATCGCAATCAATAAATCCTTGACTTTTTAGGTATGTTACACATTCAATAAGTTGTTGCTCTGCGATTGATAAGTTATAAGATGAATTGTTTATATTCCAGTTCGCGTTATTAATGTCTGGGTGTGACATGATGTGAAACCCTTGTTGTTGATAAGCTTTAAGTAATGAAAGGCTTGATTCATCGTTTTGGATATTCGCCCAAACACAACCAAAGCTACATTTAATATTATTGTTGTCACATATTTCTTTTACAATAGAAAAACTACCTTTTTTCGTGTCATCATCAACAATAGTTACTACAGGTGTTAAAAATTTTGTAAATAAATAGTTCTTATCTACACCATCTGCTAGAATTTTATTTAATATACTTTCATATCTAAACTCGAAATCATTCTTGTTTGTTGTTTTACAAGAAACAAATAGCCATTTAGCACCATAAGGAATAATATCATCATATGTATATATTTTATAGCCATCGTTTTTTTCGCTTCTCCATTTTATTGGCTTGTTTTTTTCGTTGAACGGCTCATCAAAGAACCCATACGTGCCGTTAAATGCAGTATAAGTGGTAATATAAATACGAAATCCATTAAAAGCTGATACATCAATTTTTGCTGAGCTAAACGTATCAACTGTTACATCAAGGTAACCGTTGCAATTAAGCATCAATTTATCGACCCATGTAAAGCTTTTTTCAAAAATTTCAGATAAATCTTTCTTTAGTGCCCCACTTTGACCTCTAACTGCAGCACCGGCTGTTGGATATGGTGTATCATTATTAAATCCGTTAGCTGGTACTCTAATATCAATTAATTCGGCATCGCCACTTGTACTGCCCTCTGGCAAACTAGTAAACGTATTCATTCTATTTTCAAGAACTGTGATTTTGTTATTCTGTTCATTAACAAGAGGGTCAATGTAAGCTTTAATTAAATTAGTTAAACTCCCATCTTTAGCCATGCTGTCAAGCTTATTATTAATTTCTTCCTGTACGTCAAGCGAACTGAAATAGTTATTTACATAATTCTGCAATTCGGTGTAAGCGGTGTGTAGGCTAGTAACATCACCATGCAAGGTTTCTACATCTTCCATTGTCTTATTCAGATAGTCAACCACCTTGCAAAGCAATTCATAATAGCTCAAACTGTCATCATACACCAATGGCAACACTTTCTGGCACCAGTATCTAAACGGTTGCAACGTCTTATAATCGCCCAACTGTGGTGTAAAATCAGCTGGCGCATTAGGTTTTATCGTTCTTTCATCACTCATACTTTTTTCTCCTTTACCATAGCCCAAAGAATAAATCATCAAATTCAGCAATAACCATTCTATCAATATTTAGGAATGTATCACGATACTCTTTAATCATATTACTATAACTTCCACTACCCTGTTTACCGCTAACTGTTTCTAAATATTCTTCCGTATTATTCACCGTTCCAGTATTACTATTACTTCCATTTTTTGTATTTGTTCTATCACTTGTATCAGTATACTTAACGTTTCCAGTATCTTTATATTCACCACTACCACTATTACTACTTTCACTTGTACTACTATCTGTATTAGTAATCTTTCTAGCATTAGTCAAATACGTTTCAGTTTCAATCCCAGTTAAAGCTCCCTGTGGTGTATCACTGTACAAGTCTTTACTATTACTAGAACCACTATCACTAACATTACTCGTACCACTATTTTTATTACTTCCACTTGTAGTATTATCCCTTGTTCCACTTCCAGTATTTTTATCTGTACTTGTTTCTGTGCTAGTTCCATTTTCTGTTTTATTTTCGTCAATAGTTCTATTATGCGTTCTTGTAATATTCACATCATACAATGGATTAAATTCTAACAGTGCGCTTTTGTAAAGTTGATTATAATACGGTAAAATTTCTTCTAACCTTGTATTTAACCACAACTTCCAAATGCCGACAGTTTCAGAGCAAATTTCTCTTAAATAATAATGTTTTAAAATTTTCTTGCAAATAACAGCCCTGTAATTTTCGTCGAAAATTTCAGCTTTTGTTGTAAAAATTTTATTCCAGCTATTATTTAAAATTTCGTCAACATCATCACACCCTTTAGAATTTTCAAGTCCCGATTTACTTTCACAGATAAAACGAACCTCAGTTGTATATTTACTCATTCAACTCAACCTCGCTTTCTCCCTCTGTGGTATCAACACCTTGCCCCTCATAGGCACTCATAAAATCTTCTCTGTAATTGACTTCAATATTAGTTCCAAACATTGCATTGATTTTTTCAACAGCTTCTCTTCTGCTCTGCAATCTGGAATACCTACTTGAAATAGTTCCGCCCTGTGCCTGTAAACTTTCTATAGATAACATACGTTCACGCTTTTGTGCTCCATTGTTATTAATGCCTAAATAGGTCAACGCTTCATTCCAATACATTTGTTTCAAATTATACAATTTATCACAAACATATGGCGCACCAGTTTGTAAGCACTTTAAAGAATTTAAGTCAAGGTTTTTATCACCAAAAATGAAAGGCGAATTACCATCAAACTCTTTATATAAATTCTTTAAGGTCAATCTCTGTTGTTCTGTACCCTGTATCAGCACTGGTGTTTTCTGTGCGTTAGCGTTTACATCTATAATTCTATCAAGGTTATACAATCTTCTTGCAAACATTTTCACCTCTAAAATTGAATTGGTGTGCAAATAGTTATTCCAGATAATTACACTGTTGCTTTCTTTCAACAATTTCTGGTAGTTATTATATCCAGAATAAGCACGCCTTAACACTGGATTTCCGTAAACGTCTAATCTTCCGCTAGGTAAACAGTCTAAACAAAGATTGCCTATTACGTCATCATCAAAATAAACCATAGACCCAGTCTCAAACAAATGTAATTCCAGATACCTTGCATCTACGGTTGGCGGTAAATTTTTCCATTCAAACATTGATACGCTCAACTCTGTTAATCTGTTCAAATACTGCATATATGTTAGATTATTTACAGTAGCACTTTCACCAAACAGTGTTTTTTCTCTTTTTCTGTTACTCATTTATTCACCCCCTGTGGACTGTTGTCTAAACTATAATTCCCTATTTCAGACCCCTTTTTCCAAAAAGTAATGCCATTATCGTATATACTGCAAATTAATCTCATATCATCACTGGGAATGCTACCTGTTATTGTGCACCCTATAGTTTTAACATAATTCCAATGTGGACGACTATTTCTGTTTGGAATTTTCAGTCTTTTCACAGCATAACCATAAACAGTGAAATAATCATCAATCATTCTGGCATATTGGGCACTTATGGAACATCTACCGCCGTAAAAAGATTGTAGTCCACTAGCAACACTATTGTTACCAGTGTTAATACTACCCCTTACAACATCCGCTTGAATTGAAGCTTGATACCCCTCTGACAGTGCTTTCATAACTGTGTTTGCAGTGTTTACAGTCGCACCTACAACACCACCTCCTAAATAACCGCTTACCATTTTAACCCCTGTTTCTGACGCTAATGGTAAAGCATTTTGCGCCAGCCACGCGCGAAACGCATCTGTACTCCACGAACACATAGGATAATTAGATAGAGTTAAAGTTTCGTTTAAATTTAGTTCAGCACCCTTGTAATTACGAGGTCGTAATACGCATTGTATAGGCATTGTCATTGGTACTGATATATTCCATGCCGGTGTTAGGTTTTCAAAAAACTCATACCTTAAATTTAGTGAAGAAGCTCCCGCATTTGTAATGCAATAAAAATTATATGGATATGTGTATAGTTTTTTATTTTTTGGTTTATATCCATCTATTTTCATTTCATCACTTACTGCACCACTTGAACTATTAAATGAATACGCATTTTTTGAAAAAACGATTGTCATTCCCTCATCTGGTATAACTGCACCTGTCGCAATAGCTGGCGCAATATACATAGCCACAACTGCGTCTGGTTTCTGTGCGTATTTTGTTAAAAGAGTGTTTATTGATTCTGGTTTATCCAGTGGATATGCGTGTAAGGTACAACCTCCATACACACCGTCATAAACAGTTCCATTAGGTGCTTCATCGGTGTCACTAACAGCAACAAAAACTGCAAGTTTATTCAGTGCAACAGATAAATCTTTGTAATCATTAAACACATACTCACCTAAATTCACGTTTTCTGGCTCAATGTGAATTCCAATATTATCTGTTACTGTGTGCTCTCTTTCAACAAAGCACTGGTCTAAACTGTAATCAAAAAACCATGTCTGCATTACATCAATTTCAAATTCAATCTGTGAACATTCATTGTTTAAATACTCAACAGAAGTGATAAACGCGTAAAACCATTTATTACCATATGAGGTATTTTGAAACATCATATAATTACAGTCATACAAATTATCAGCTTTTATTCCAACCCTTGCATAACCACGCTTAACTCTCTGGTACGTGTAATTATTCAAGTTGTATTTCTGCAATCCCATGAAATAAGTAGCCTGTGCACTGGCGCTTCCAAAATATATGGTATGGTCAAATGTTTTATCTAAAGGAACGTCTTTTAAAATACGAATATTGGTATTAGGCTCGATATACATATATTAACCTCTTTCAAAAAACTCTAGGGCAAGTTATTAGCTCACCCTAGATTGACTATTTACGCTTTGTTCATTGTTACAGTATCTCCAACATTGTTAGCACTTGAAATGGTTGTAGTTCCCTTATAAGTCTGACCATTAATCTCTGCCACTAAAGTGATTTCGGTATCTGCTTTTGAAGCTGGAATAATAACAGCGCCGTATTTCTGAATAGCAATTCCGTTTGTAGTGGTGCTTTCATCCTGTACAAAATGCACACTATTCGGCTCAAGGCTAGCTCCGTCTGTATCAGCACTTAACGCAAACACGGTAGCTTCTTCAGAGTGGTCTTTGCTGATAATTTTAACTGTTAATGCAGCCGGTAAAGTGATTGTTGGTGTGCTCTGAACGAATACAACAGCGTTCGCAAATGGTGAGTAAGAAACAGTTTTCCATGTGTGGTAGAAATAGTTCCAATACAGACCACTAGCCACATACTTTTCAGTGAACTTGTTATTGTTGTCGTAAACCTGGAACCAATTTTCATCAAGCAATACCGCTTTTACGTCTTTCATTAGATTTAACTCATCTGTTGTGATTTCTTCAATACCGTCTGAATTTTCTCTGATAATGTTAAAGCGTTCGTTGTCAAACTCTGACCAACTATCAATAATAAACAGCCTGCCCATGAAATCAGCCTTTTCCATGTTGAATGCAGAAGCAAGGACAGATACGTCAAATTCTGCGTTGAAAGTTGCATCCATGAAAATAACCTGTCTGTCTTTTGGTGTATTTGTTTTAACTCCAGCCTCATTATAATTAGAGGACATAAACGGTAAAATATTTGATGTACCTCTGAATTTCACTGCGGCATCTGTTAAATAGTTCGCCTGTGCGGTAGAAATAGGAAACATTTTTCCGTGGCTGATTGCTTTAATAAGCAGATATTTAAACAGCAAAAATTCATCATATTCAGCACCAGTGTAAACGGAATCAACGATTTTTGCAATAAGGTTCTGTACACCATCAATTGAAAGAAAAGCCTGTCGTAAATCTTCATCCTGTATAGTAACAGGATATACAGCACGCCAGTTCATTGTGTGAAATACACTTCTAACATCTGGAATGTTTCTCTGAAATTCCCTTTTTGGTGCTTTTTCAACGTCAAAGTCCACAGCCTTTGCTATGGAAACGAAAATATCCTCAATACTCTCACCAAATTCGAGATAGCCCTTTTTTAAAATTGCGTATGGGTTATTAAATGTTGCGCTCTGCATTCGTACAATTGCAATACGATTAACAAGCGCATTGATAAACTGATTCGCAAAAGCAGGCGTACCGTAAATCACTTCTCCTACTTTCGGGATGTCAGTTGTCTTTGTAACTTCTGGCACATTCTGCTGATAATCATAACCGGCGTTCTGTCTGATAACGTTAAGAATGTCCATTGTTGTTGCGTTTAATGTGCTTACTGCAACTCTTTTAGGCATATATTTAACCCTCCTTAAATAAATCTGAAAATGTTTTTTTCACTTCTGGTTCTGGCTCTGGATTAGGTTCTGGCTCTGGTTCTTTACTGAAAAAACGGTTCGTATAACGCTCTCGCCACGATTTATCGTTTTCTTCATATTTTGTTTTCCAGTCCTCACCGTCACCATTTGCTCTTGTTTCTAAGTCGGTGAACGTGTCACTAACATCTTCAAGAAATGAAATTGTTTCATCATCTGTCTGCTCTCCTACTCTTGTTTTAATTGCTTCTAAAATTTCCTCTTTATTTCTTACAGCCATATTATAACCCCCCTACTCAACTTTTGTCCACTTGTTTTTATCGAAAATTTCCGATAATCTTAAAGAAAGTGGGTGGTCTGGTGAAATAAGAATATCACCATTCTCTGTAACCATAATTTCAAAACCAGTTTCATGTTTGTACTTTCCTTTTGTAAATAACATTTTATCAACTCCTTTTTCTTATAAAATTGTTTCACGTGAAACATTTAAAAATAACGTATCATCATATAAAGTGGTAATTTTGTTTTTCTTTTTGATGGTAACCCACCTCCACCTCCACCAGCACTGAAATAGCGGTATAACATCACAGCGTTGTTAAATATTTCTGCTTCTGTTAAATATCCGTCTTTTGTTACCCAGTTAGTAATATTGGTGTTGTTTGCATTACTTGAAATAAAATTATAACAAGCGTTTGCACGTTCTACTCGATAGTCCCATGACGAATCGTGTATTCCCTCCCAGCACATATTCCAATAGTGCGTCAGACTTTCAATATCTGTGCTAGTTGACTTTAAAAAATCTTCCAGTGTAGCGTAATCTTGATACCCTGTTTTTGGCATCCACACATTTTCGTGTACAATATATGCACATTGTCCGTTTCCGTCATCATCAGCATACCCATTTGTTTGTAACCAGTCATGCAACTGATAAAGTCTCCCATGGGTGTCACCGTCTGTGTTAGTCCATTGACCTAACCCATACCCAACATTTAATGCTGTCCATTCGTGTGGTTCTTTTTCCCAAACTCCCGGGTTAATATTTGATTCTTGCCAAAAATTACCACACATAGCTGATACAACATAAATGCTTGCTCCATATCCTGTTACACCACCCTCACCGTATCTGAAAAGTCTTTGAAATGATGAAGTGTAAGGACTGATATTCACCTGGTCTGCCAGCGGTCTTTTGTCTGTGTGCGCTCCCATGAAAATTCCAGAACCTTGCCCACCTTGATAGCACATTTCTGTATGCGTTGGATTTAACCCTATATCGCCAGCTAAATACTCACCTGTTGCAGATACTTCTGTAAAACCTAGCGACAATAGCACTTCTGCTTCATCATAGGTTGTAAATGAGTTATGAGCTGGAGCGTAATTAGGAGTTTCAAAACCACCAGCTAGTAACGCATAGTTTATAAATGAACTGCAATCATAATATGTGATACCACCGACTGTTTGTTGATTTCGATATGCGTTACTATATCCTACGTTTGGAGCGTTGCATGTTTCAATAGCCCACGAATAAGATTTATTAATGTCTGGCATGTTATCCCTCTGCAATATAACAATTGTACCCTTTATCAGACAATTCTTTTTTTAGCTTTTCTGCATTTTTTCGGTTATGAAATGCGCCAACTTGCACTTTATAAATTTTCTTACTGGGCGTTAATTCTGTAAAAGAAACTTTACCGTCTGCATCACACACCCCTTTTGCAATTGCTCTACCTAGCTCTTTTTCGTGTTCATCAATCCATTTTTCAGTGTCTTCATTATCGTGAAATTCACATTCAAGATAAACTGTTACACAATTTGTAGCATTAATTTCATATAGATTGCTTGTAGTCTGAATTCCTTTATCTTTTGTGGGTGTAAGTTTTGCAACTTCTTTGTAAATGTTTATAACATGTCTGTTGTTTAGTCTGGTAGGATAACACAACACCAGTGTACCATGACCGCCACCAGCATTCGTGTGAATAGGAATATGTAAATCTGCCCCCCATTCGTTACTTTCTTTTACTCGGTTTTTATAGGTATTTTCTTTAACTGATGAACCTATCTTAACTTCATACCCATTCAATTCTAAATAGGCTCTAGCGTATTCTGCAATCTTGATACAATGAAAAGCTTCTGAATGTTCACCGCCAGCAACAATATTGCTCCACTGGTCAGAGGGTGAAAGATACACTTTCATAAAAATCACTCCTTGTTAATGTCTGAAATATGAAATAGTTCCATCAATTTTTCTGGTAAAATGTCTGAATTAATTTTACTGATATTTTCCAGAATTGAAACTAATTCTGTTGTGCACACGTAAAGAATTATAATAGGTAAGATTGACACGTCAATGTGAAAACCAACATATTTGCCTTGTGTGTCAATCAGCCATGCAACAAGGTAACAAAGAATAAACCCAACCTTTTTAAATAATCCGTCACGTAGTTTTGCTGATTTAATGTCTTTTGTTTTTACTGCGGAAATAATACCAGTTACTAAATCAAGAGCATTAAAAATCAGTGCAATAATAACAGGGTAAAACTGCATACTTTTTTCACTTCCTTTCTTATTTAATTTAATTTTATTATAAACTAAATCTTGAAAAATGTCAATAGATGTGCTATAATTTAATAAGGAAAGGAGCCATAAATTATGACCAAATATTATGATGGGACTAAACTTTTATCAATGCTTGATATAAATGGAAATAAACCAGAAATATACATGTGTACCACTAATCGTACAGGTGGAAAAACAACATATTTTGGCAGACTGTGCATTAACAGATTTCTTGATAAAGGCGAAAAGTTTGGTCTTTTATATAGGTACAATTATGAACTAGATGATATTGTAGAAAAGTTCTATAAAGATTTAGGTAGTTTGTTCTTTCCAACTTATACAATGCAATCAAAGCGCAGAGCAAAAGGTACGTTTCATGAATTGTTTTTAAATGATAAAAGCTGTGGTTACGCATTAAGCTTAAATAATGCAGACCAAATCAAAAAATATAGCCACTTATTTTCAGACATTCAGCGAATGATTTTTGACGAATTTCAGAGCGAAACAAATCACTATTGCGATAATGAAACTAAGAAATTTATAAGTATTCACACATCCATAGCCAGAGGACAAGGCAAACAAGTTCGATATGTCCCAGTTTATATGTTAAGCAATTCAGTCAGCATTATAAATCCATACTATGTTGAAATGGGTATTTCTAGCAGGCTCAAAGACGACACAAAGTTTTTAAGGGGGGACGGCTTTGTACTTGAACAGGGATATATTGAAAGTGCAAGTATAGAGCAAAAAAATAGCGGATTTAACAGAGCTTTTTCTAAAAATAGCTATACTGCCTATAGTAGTGAAGGCGTGTATCTGAATGATAACAAGGCTTTTGTTGAAAAACCAGCTGGAAAGTCAAAATACCTTTGTACTTTAAGATATAAAGGAAGTGACTTTGCGTTACGCGAATATACTGAAAGTGGTCTAATCTACTGTGACGACAAGGCAGATAGTTCTTTTTTAACTAGAATTTCAGTCACGACCGACGACCATAATATAAATTATGTTATGTTGAAACGTAATGATTTCTTTTTATCGAATTTGCGCTATTTCTTTGAGCATGGTTGTTTTCGATTTAAAGATATGCGTTGCAAGGAAGCTGTGTTATCAGCTTTAAGTTATTAGGTATCTGCTTTTGTTTCCATTAATGAATAAACAGGGTAGCACAGTTGAAAAAATACTGCCTGTTTACTTTTCGGTTTCGCTGACCGCTTTAAATGGTACAAAAGTTACAGATATAAAAAATAGCGTGAGTAAAGAAGATTTTTTCTTCTCCTCACGCTATTTTATTTTATATTTCTTTTTCACATTTTATTAAATACTCTTTAGTTTTTTCTGGCGTTGTGTTGTACTCTTTGCATGTTTCCTCTAAAACGCAATGCGCACAGTCTGTATTATCACATTCTTCTATTAGAAAACCTAATAATTCACCATATGTCATATTTTTACCTCATTTCATAAGTAGTATTCACAAGTAATACGCCTCCACGTATGCGAATAGGTCTAAGCTTATCTGGCACTTTCAACCCAACTTTAAAGTCGCTATAATCTCTAACAATCGGCTTGTTGTCTTTATCGAATAAAAACTCTTTTTCTTCATCACTCCAGTTTTCGTTTACATCAGCTGTACCTTGCATAGATATTTCAAACAAATCTTTGCATTTTTTCGGCATACCAGCGCATTTAATATTGTTGTATTGCTTACTTTCTTCTAATGGTATAAGATTTTCGTGTGTAACGTGTTCAATATAAGTTTTCTGCCTTGTAAATATGCCTTTATCCCAGCAACTTTCTAATTTCCAACAGCAAAACTCTTTGTCGTCTACTTCAATCCCTTTTATTTCTTGCGGTAATAAATCACAATGTATGCTGTCTGTATCTGCGTATATAAACCCCCTTTTTTCTGCTCCATAATAATTTTTCTGTGCGGCTCTTATTGTAAAATTTCTTGAATATGATGTAATAGCAGATCCTATAGCAATATAACCCGGCTTCTTTTCGTTTTCTACTACTTGCATAAATCCTATAGATTTATCGTCTTTCACGTATGCAATCTTAAAAGAAGAATCGGTGCTACTTGCCATTTTACCATATAGGTTATTTAAAAATAGCTTTGCTAACTCTCTTAACGCACCTTTACTTTCCTTTTTTATCTTAGCGTATTTGTTGATGTATTCGTCAAAAATACCTACCATAGAATAGAAATAACACCCATCAAGGATTTCAAAATCAACTAGCTCATAGTGTTCTTTTATTAATTGATAATCTGTCATAGTTAAAGTTAATTCTACTTTAGCTTGTTGTATATTTCCGTCTTTATCTATATAATAAGGAAAATAATCGTCGTTTTCGTGGTTGTACACATCACTGGTTTCTAATGATTCTGTTCCTTTATATTTTAAATCCCCTTTTATTTGTATAAATGGCAAATAGTTGTCTTTTATGTAAAACCTTGTTTTTATTCTTACAAAGTAATACATATTTTCTTTTAAAGCTTGATCTGGAATAAAATTTCCAGTCCAAAATTTTGGTAAACCTATAGGGTATTTATTTCCACTTTTACTACTCATCATAGATGGATAAAGTGAATTTACATCAGCCGTTGTCCCATTCGTTTTTATTTTGTTTTCTTTTCCTTTTACTAAATAGCACCAGCCCCCCCTATATGATTTCCGTAACCAATCACCGGCATTATCATATTTGTGTTCTTGTTTATCAATTTTAAAATCATATAGATTAGGAAACATTTCGGCGTAATCTAATTGAATTTCTAAAGATGACCTACATATTTTTTTATATTCTTCCAAACAACATGAGCCTATGGTTAATTTATTATGTCCTTGTTTAAACATAATTTCTAGTGCTTCTTTCACAACAAGAACATCATTCGCTATATACTCTTGTTCTTCTTTTGTTATCTCGCACCCAGCATAACGAAAACCAGTATATTCCATATCTAATTTTTTATGCTTTGTACCAAAACTTTCACCTATTCTTTTAACAGAAAAAGGTAAAAGTTTAAGAGAATCACGTATTTCTATAAAATGATTTTTTACCTTTACTATGATAGAATACCACATCCCTCTATCAGATATGGAGTATTTAAAGGTGTTGTTAAACATTTTAAATTGCTGTTTCCATTTTACGTCAGTTTCTTTATCTCCAATTTTATCATATGCCTGTGTAAATTTTTTATCAACTAATAAATATGATAACCAAAAAGCACCATCAAATTTTAGGTTGTGATAATATACAACAACGTTGCAATTTAATGACACTAAATAATCAAAAGTTTCAGCTATGCTATGCATAATTGTTACTTTATCACTAAATAACTCTACAAGCGCACTAGCCCACACTTCTGTGTTTACTTGCCCTTTGTACACAGTTGTTTCAAAATCACCCATAAAATAACGATATTCACGTTGTTTCATTCTGGTTGTTCAAAATCCTCATTATATTCTGATTCTAAATCTAAATCTTGTAACTGTGAGGGCGTTAAACTATTACCTGTCAATATTTCCATAAATAATCTAGTTGCTGACTGTATTGCTTCTGCTTTACTGTCCCATAATACTATAGTTATTAGTTCAGATAGTTTATCTGCATTTGCTTGTAATCTATTTCCGATTTCTTCTTCACCGAATGACGCTATTTGCTGATTAATTAAACTTAATAATAAACTTTGTGAACGTATAGTTTCTTGTAGTGCTACAGGTCTGCGCCTTTTTCTTCCTACCCAACTTGTATCAATTTGTAACCTACTTACAAAATCATCTATTATATTTTTAAAGACTTCTTTTCCCTCTGATGGTAGTTGCTCACGGTGTTTTTCTGCATCTTTAAAAGACCAACTACGGCGTTGTTTCTGTCTTTCTTTTTTAGTTTTAGCGGCTTTTCTAGCACTTTGTTTTCTTTCTTCTTTTCGTCTTTTCTGTCCTTCTTCAATTTCACCTGTCGATTCTTCTACATATAACGATTTTTTATATAACTTTTCTGGCGTTAATTTCTCTAATTTTCTTACACTTGCTTTTGTTACTTTTTTAGGCTTTTGTGGGATTATATCTTCTTTAAATATAAATCCGCGTTTTTCTGCTCGACGAATAAATTGTTTGATTCTTTTTAGTTGTTTTGAGTATAACTTTTCTGTTTCTGTTTGTTTCCGTTTCTTTGCCATAATTTCACCCCTTTAATAAAATAAGGGGGGTTGCCCCCCCTGTTAAAATCAACTTTATCTGATTGATTCTACATCAAGAACACAGTTGATAAAATCTCTACCCGCTTTTGTTTTACCACTAATTTTGATAACTGTAAATGGTGTGGTTTCCATTACATCGCTAATATCACTGATTGAACGTTTAAAAGTTGCTGACTGACAGCTAAACACTTTTTTCTCTGGTGTGATAATACTTAGCACCTCTACAACTTCACCAGTTTTTTCTTTTACATCATCAAAAGTGAGATAACCATCAACTGTAATTTTTTCACCGTCTGCTACATCTTTCATTGATGTGATATCCGGGGATGTAGTCATAAGATACTTTTCAACTGATGTAAACTCCCTTGATGTTTCTTTAATTTTAATCATAATTTTATTCTCCTTTAATTATTAGTTTTCTGTTTCGGTTGCTGTTTCTTCTGTTTTTCCTGTTCTATCTAACAGGGGGTGTGCAAGCTCTACAAACTCCTGTTCTGTCATTCCATAAAGTGTTTCTTCTGTTTCGGTGTCTACCACATGCACAACTTTCAATGATTCAGTTTCCAAAAGAGGTTTTACCTTTTTCAGAATTGTTTCCTCATCTTTGTATGTACGTGGGATTGTAACAACCTTGTTACAAGGTTCTGCGTGTTCAATGTCCAAACAAAGGACGTTTACTTTTGTTGTTGTGATGGTACGTGTAACCATTGGTAATCTTGCCATAATTTTTTCTCCTTTTTCTTTAAGATTTTTTTGTATTTTTATGCAACTACCCTCTTATGAGGGAATAAAAGTAAACAGAATTGCACTGTTTTAATGTTTCACATGAACAATTAATGCGTACTAGCATACTTTTAAGTTTTTTGGGGTTTAGGTGGGCGGATTGAATACCGCCACACCTGTGGCAAATGTAACTTATTATCCCTCATTACTTTTTTATATTACCATATTTTGTTATAAATGTCAATACTTTATTGATTATTTAAAATAAAAATGCTCGGATAATATATAATCTCTGTAGCCATTTATAATATCTCTTGAAACCTGTTCAGCGGTTAAACCGTGGGAAATGTGATTCGATATTTCAGATATCGTGAAATGGTATGTGTAAATGCCTAAGGGTTGAATATCAGCCATCAATACGTCGTCTTGTACCCAACAATTTGAATACCCTTTAATTTTTTTGTGTAATTTTTTTCTAACCTTATTTGCAAAAAACGCTGTCGTTATTTTTTCCACTTTATCTTCCATTATATTTCTCCTTTTCTGGTACACTCGTTAATTTTTTAACAATGTTTGAATTTTCTATATCAGTTTTCTTTCTTTTATTTCTTCTAATTCACCTTTTGCTATTGCGAGTAAACCTATAATCTGTATTGCGTTATCTGTACCTAGTTCTTTCATTAATTTATCAATTTCTTGTTTTTCAAGTGTTATATTTTCCTTTAAATAACCAAACGGAAAAATCATCAAATGGGATTAATACTTTAACCCCCATATTGTTTAATGTTTCTATAAACTTAGTTAAATTAAACATATTATATCTCCTTTTTTCTTTTATATTGTTAAATTACTACCATACCGTTCTGACGTTCTGTTAATTTTAATTCATACATCATAGCAAGCACCCTTTTTCCGTCATAGTTGTTTAAACCTAATACTTCAATGGCTCTATCTTCTGGAACTACACATAACCCTGTTTTAGTTGTTGAACCATTGAAATACTCACATAAAACTTTATATCCATTTCTAGCTTTTTCTTCAAGACGTGCGACAGTTTTTTCGTAATAATTGTATGCTAAATAAGTGTCCACATACTTTTCAGTTGCTTCTTTTGAAATAATTGTGTAAATGTTCATATCTTTTTTCTCTCCTTTTTCTTTATTTTTTTTGTTTCTTTCCTTTTGACAATTATAATATAACATACTTGCGCCTATATGTCAATACTATTTGCAAATAAAAATGTTACATATTTACATTATTATAATTGTACTATTTTCTACTTGATAAGTACAAGAATATGTGATACAATGGGGAAATGAGGAACCCCCTTGAGTTGAATGGGGTCCAATTATATTTC